CTGCCTGCATTACATTCAACAAAACAAACAACAGTACAAATAATGCATCCCATAATTAATCCAATACTATCGAATATTTTTTTTCAAAAAAGTTAGCACCTTGACGCTCTAAAATAGATCCAAAATCCATAAATGGCTTCACATGAAACACAATTTTTTGTGGTTTCCGTTTTTTGATTTCTTCAGTTGTCCATTTTATAAACTTCACGCCTAACATCCCTTTTCTATGATTTGGTGCAATATACAAAATATCAGAAGATGCAGTTAAGCTATTTTTATAATGAATGTGATACGCAATAAACCATAAGCTATATCCCACTAAAACACCATTATCCCTAATTGTATGTACTTCTAATCTGTTGTTTCTTTCCATCAACGCATAGCGTTCTAAATCAGGGTCTAATTCAATTACATCTGTGCGTTCAGCAATTTCTTCATAATGTTTCTGAAATAGCTCTTTAGCTTCTTGCACAAAACCATCTAACTTTTCATGTTGAAATGTAATCATTGTGTAGTTCCAAGTTTTTTATTCACTGTATTTGTATGGATAGGGCCATCATGTTCCCCTTGCCAGTTTATAACAACAGAATCTGGCTTACCAACTTTCCAATGTTCAAAACTTAAAAACGCACCGCCTTGATCATATGTTCTTACTGCATGTAATCCACCATCTAACGCTTGTGCCATTCTACCAAATAACATGTGCGCACCAAACTGGCCTTCAACTTGGTCATTCTGAGTATTATTGAATGTCTTATCTTCGTTCCCAAACTCTAAATTACCGCCTAAATAAACAAAGATTGAATCAACGCCTTCATGCTTATGCCAAGGTGATGTCGAATTTGGCTTTAGCATATATAACTCTACTTGAAAGTTACCTTCTCTAAATAAGGTTAATGATTGCGCTAATTCAGTTGTAAACATACAATCATTAAATGGCGGTCTAATAAATCTATTATGCAACCACCATTTAGTAAACTCTTGGATATTAGGCCAATCCATTGTGCTTCTCCCTAAGTCGGTCATGCTCCTTTCCAACTGTTTCACCTTGCCACTCCACAGCAACAGATGTTGGACTCTTATCATGCCAATGTTCAAATACTAAAAATGCACCGCCATCTTGATTTGTGCGTATTGCATGTTCAGTATTATGAAGGGATTCCATTGCCCTACCAAGCAAAAGATGACTACCATCTTCTTTTTCTTTTTGATATTCAGCCGTACTGACAAATACACCAGCCTCACGACTAAAATCACAACCGCCAGTTAGATACATTGTTATTTGCGAAATATTAGGGTGCGAATGCATTGGAGTTTCAGAATTAGGCTTCATAATGTACATCTCTACCTGATACTGAGCTTCACGAAATAAGCATACCGCATACGATATTTCAGTCGTATGAATGGCATCTTTAAAGGGAGGACGAATAGGTTTTCCTGCCTTAAACCATTCATTCATAAAATCATTTACAGACCAATTCGGGTCTACTATCACATCAATTTCCCCATCATTGGATATGATGGATTATCTGATGGCTCTAAATGCACTCCTGCACTTGATAATGCAATGTTTATTCTTTTACTTCTTGTATTCATGTAAATAGTATTAATACCATTTGATTGAAGCATATGAACAAAATATGCAATGTTTGACACTAAATTTAATGGGGCATCAGCAGTCACAAAATGAACAAAACATGAATCATGATCTATTAATTTATAAAACATAATGGTGTCGCCATGTTGCGCATGTTTCATGCCTTCACCAATTTTTTGATCAACAAGTTTATTGGCATCCCCTGGATGCATACCTATTTGTGCTGCAACGTGACTTATAATTTCATGCGGTTTCATTTAAACTCCAATTGACATAATACCTGTCATTGATTTAGCCCAATCTTGCCAGTTATCAAACTGTCTGTGATCTGGTATTCCAGACTGGACAAAATATCCAATCCCATTCATTCCATCTACCCAGTCTCGCCATTTATCTTCTGGGACATGACCTAATTGATTAGATGCAAACAACTCTTCCATTAATTTGCAATATTGATTCCAAGTCATGTCCCTAGGATCATATGAAATCATATCCTATTACCCTTAGATGCATTTTCAGATGCACTTAAAATTTGAAGATTCCATGGAACATGTAGACCAGATACTGTTTTTCCCTGCAGTGGAACAATGTGATCAACTTCATAGTCCAAACCAATCCTTCGTAAGGAAGCGCAATATTTGTAAATACATTCCATCTCAAATGCTTGACCAGTATTAAGCCAAAAAAGCGTTCTCTGCAGTTTTGCCACTTTTCGTTTGCGTGTTTTCATTGCAAACTTTTCTGGATTTGCCTTGGCATATGCAGCATCACGAAGGCGTTCTTGCTTTACAACATCTGGATTAAGGCGACGAATTCTTTGCTTGAGTTTTTTTGTTTTTTTAACCTCAGGCAAACGATTATATGTGTACTTATATTCAAATTCTTTGGCTTTGTATTCAATAGTAGAACGCAATTTTTTAAAATATTCAGATCGTTTAACTTTTGTTTCTGGCAAAGAATTATGTGCATTATCATGCGCACGTTTGCAAGCCTTGCAATTAGATGTGTACTTTCCCGATTGATCACTACGCTTGTAGAAAAGGTCAACCGTTTTAGTTTTCTTGCATTTTGTACAAGTTTTAGTTTCCATTATGGCGATCCTGTGCCACGAACATCGCCAGTCTCTAGACTTAACATTACTCTACCCAAAAAGTAATCGCCACTTTGTACGTTACTATGGAAGCGTAGTCGCATTTCACGACGTTGTTCTTTCATATCAATTTTCAATGTATCTGGATTGAAAAAATATGGACTTGATGGATTATCAGTATCATCTGCATAACCCTTACCTGTTATGATAACATCCATTGTTCCACTTTGAATAAAGTCAGGCTCAATACGTTCGCACCGTGTCCATAAGTTATCACCTGCAGGCGCAGCACCTACTGTTCCAGCACCAACACCCAAAACATTAGTTTCAAAATAAGATTCAATGGCAGTAATTTGATTCAAGTATGTTTGATCAACACCTGTTTCATGTTGCCATAAAGTATATGAGCCTGTTGTATTAGGCTGCCAATCACCCCAAATAGGACGATGGAATACTTCAGAGAACACACCAGCAGAACGTCGAGCTCCTAAAGCTTGGCCTGCGTCATACCATGTTTTTTCACGAACATTGTAAATAATCGCATCATTACATTCTTCACTGTCACCAGATGGAAAAAACCACCAAATTTCACCCCAACGTGGCACTTTAGATACCCATACTTTTTGACGTTGTTCATAATTTAAATTGTCAAAAAAGTAGTTGAAGTTTTGTGTATTTGGATTTTCTTGCACAACACCGTTATACATTAAGAAACGGTCAGTACCCACCCAGTAGAAAATACCATCGTATTCAATTACACATTGACTAGACATGATTGATGATTGCTGTGTAATCAAATCATATCGCCAATAAAGCGTAGAAGTGCCTACAGTCTGCGGAGCATAGGTCACCCTTACTACTGAGTCCAAAGTCCAAAATAAACCTGCTGGAGACGTTGTGCCGCCTCTTAATGGCAATCCCTTAACTACTTTTGTAGAAGCTACGTTCGTTGCATTAGCATCTGCTGATGTCCAATTATTGAAATCACCAGCTGAACAGTTTTGAATTAAGCCGTTATTGCCATATACAAATAGGTAAGGGAATAACATTACAACACCACCAGATACGCTGATGTTGTTGTCAAAAGTTAATAACTGGGCACCAGAAGCCGTTGCATTATTAGTTAATGTTACCGTCCATACTCCAGCAACAGTTGTGGCTGACTTGATTGTAGTATTAGCTGGGATACCTGTACCAGTAACAGTAACACCAGCACCCATAGCGACGTTTGTTGTTGCAAATGTCACTGTTGGAGACCCAGATGTTAATGTGCCTGTGGCAGTAAATACACCTACCGCAGTTAATGAAGTACCTGTGAATGCACCAACTAAAGGACGAGTATTTTGCGTATTGGTAATATCATTTAAATTAAGCCCAGGGTGTGCAATAAGATTATTCTGACCATTACCATAAGGGTCATAACCAATATCCATTTGCCAAAGATTATTATCATCGGCATTAAAATATGAACTCATTGTAATTGGATAAGGGCCAGAACCTACGGCTGCAACGTTATTAGTTGTATATTGATCAATTCCACCGCTCCAGCCTGAATCAACATAATTCAAGCCATCAACAGAACTCATAATCATGCCACGGCTAATACCATTGGCTAATAAGAATGATCCTGTATATCCTTTTATTTTACGAGGACGACCATATTGAAATCTAACCCATGATCCGTCTACATAAGATGGTGCAGCAAAGATTGTTCCATCCCTTTGGATGCCTGAATTAATTACTAAAGGAACGACTTTGACCGTCATTAGAACGACCCACCTGTTACGCCTGAAGGAACATACAGCCCAGTACTACTTAAAATAGCTCCTACTGTTCCACCTAAAGCAATACCTAACTGACTACTACCTACTAAATATAGACCCGTAGTGTTATCCCCAATAAAATTCAATGAAGGATTAGTAGATGAACCATTACCTAAAGTTAATGAAGATGCAGCTGATGAAGTTGAAGTTTGCGCATTGTAAACATTGGTACCATCACAAATTGCAATAACTGTTTTACCTTGCGCCAAAGTGATTGATGCACCACCAGATGCTGCAGTCTTAAATGTTAGTGTAAACGCTCCAGTTGTATTGTTTTGCAATGAATAGAACTGAACTGTTTCAGGCAAGATAACCGTACAATTAGATGTCAATGTGCCTGTGTATTCTTGAATAATACTGACCGATTGAGCAGTTGTAAGTGTTACTGTACCGCCTGTTACTGGAATTGATAATAGGGTAAAGAAGAATGATGATGATTGACCATATGCATATGTCACCCATTCAGATCCTGTTGACACCACTACAAATGATTCAAACAATTGCAATTGTGCTGCACTAGACAATCCATCAATTGTATCGCTACCTGTTGGTGCAATATTTAAAATGCCAGTGCCATCATTTTTATATATGACATACCAGCCAGAAGGTACAGAAGCTGCAGAAGGCAAAGTAATTGTGCCAGCACCGCCAGTCCATACAAATAATTGAGATTGATCATAAACTCGTGCAGTGTAATTTGAAGATAATGTTGTTACTGGGTTTACAGTATTAAGTGTTGTGTTGACAGCTTGTAAGCCAAAACCTGCAAGTGTCGCTGCATTGGCAGCTGAAGTGCCTGCACCTAATGTCACTGATTCCCATACGCCATTTACTGTACTGTTATTAGTCAAATAAATATATTGAGCAACACCAGAAGCAATTGAAACAATAGTGTTTAAACTAGTATCTGTGACTGTGAATGAATATGTACCTAAATTACGAATAAGTACTGATTGCCCTACTGAAACTTCCGTCGCAGCAGGCAATATTAAATTCAATGTAGGCACAGTGAATGTAATAGGCGAGCCACTTGAACCTACAGTTTGTGAAATAGATACTGTATAAGTACCAACTCCACCTGCACCTGATCCAAATGCTGTGATTGTTGTCCCTACTGCAATGCCACCACCGCTAATAACTTGACCCAAAACAACTGCGCCAGAAGTAACTGCTGTGATTGTTAGCGTTGTGCCAGCAATATAGCCTCTAAAGCTACCTGCGCCATTTGTTGCAGTTACGTCAATAATATTAGCTACTACATCAGTTGTATTGCCATTAATAGGCCATTGCAACTCAGTATCTGTACTGATGATTAAGTTTTCATAGCCCACTTGTGATGGGCTTATGGTTTGTCCTGAATATGGGTTGGTATATGTAGTCATTGTTAGCTATCCACGGCAATAGTTTGGCGGTCTCCAACTCTAGCAACATCCTCAGTTTTCAATGACTGAATCGCTTCAGTATATTTCTGTTGGAAGATCTGACGTTGGTCATTTTTAAGAAACGGCATTGCTTGTAATAAAGTGCCATACAACATTGCTGTTGGAGCATTTTGTGTAAGCCAATTAGTTTGGTTTGTTGAACTTAGTGGAGCTAAACGCTCATAATAAAGCACTTCAAAACTGTAAGCTTGGTCTGGAGTAGGTGCTACATACCAATGATCCCAATCAGTATCTGAATAATACAATGGGGCTGCGGTTGTAGTGTCGTCAGGCCAATAATTGGTCAAATACTCATATTTACGAAGTAAAATAGGCTTTTTATTACCATCAGCATCCGTATAATTCATTGATACGGTCTTACGCCATCTAGCAGGCTTTTGAATAACAGGATTTCCTGCCAACATAGTAGCTTCTACTACCTGCAATTGACCAAGAGTTTTAATTTCTTGAGCAATTTCAAATTCAGCAAGGGTAATAAACGTTGGGATAGCATTAATCGTAGCTTGATCAGACCGTTCTAAATACTGTAGAACAATCGAATTCAAGCTATCATAGGTCATCACCCAACTTGGTGTAATTGTAGTAGTCATGCTTTCCCCAGAAGTTTGCCTATTTTCCCATTGTTATCAATCATTCACAAGTAGACTCAATAACAGTTAGCTTTTGAAGATTTTAATTTCAGCTTTACGTCTTAAATCTAAGCCAGTTATTACTTTACCACCAGCTTTGTTATACTTTCCCCAACTCTCAAGAGCTCCATCTTTATTGCCACGATTAATCTTTTGACGGACTTGGCTTCGCTGTAATGTCCCAAGACCAAGATTAAAAGCAAAGCTGATAAGAGCATCGAACTGATTTTGGGTAAGTTGAACATTAATATATCTTGCCACCCCAAGTTCAAACTTTCTGACATCCTTAGCCAATAATGCATCACATTCCTCTATAGTAAATGGGCGATTCCAGCTATCAGGTAAGCTACGACCATCCCCAATGAGATGACCACAACCAACAGTCCACAAACCAACACAATCACGATAAGGTTTGAGTTTGACACCTTCAAAATGCTTTATTAGCTGTAAGCCTAAGTTTGATGTCTTCATTTGCTAAAGTGGCGGCAACCAAAATAAAAACCACAAATAGAAGCCCAAATTGTTTGAGTATCTGCATTCCATAGTAATGGCAATACAACTTCTACTTTTACGCCATTGTAATAAGAATACCAGCAACCAAATAACTCAACGAATAAAAAGATTGCAAACAAGCCAAACGTAATTGCTGGGCGTATAAGCGCACGAATATTAATTACCCATGTACTTGCCCCAACTGCAGACGCTGTGTCGGCTGCAAGCGCAGCTTGTAAGTCTGATGATGCAGTTTGATCTTGCACTTCAGACAATTTAACTTCTTCCAAGTCTTTTTGAGCTACATAACCCAATTTTTGCAATTCCAACTGTTGTTGCATTTGCAATTGCGTCATTTGTAGTTCATGTGCTTTGTCTGACTTGTCTTGGAAAAAATCCAAAATCTTTGGCACACCGCCAGATAAGAACGAAACGATTGTTGTTAACAGGGTAAACATAATTTTCCTTTAAAAGTTATTCTTCTTCAGCTTCATCTTTTTTCTTACCAATATGAATACCAGTAATCAATCCAATAAATCCACCTACAATGGTTTGAAATGCGGGGCCAACAATCGTAAATACTTCTTTGTCATCTACTGTTGGATCCATGATGGCGTAAATAAACATCCAACACATTGCTGCCACTACTAATGTTAATGAAGTTGTGGCAACACCCATAATAAAATTTTTAATGTCCATGTTATTGTCCCAAAGGATTTGTTGTAGCCCTCTGTAAAGCCTTCATTTTAGCTTCCAGACCCTCACGCATTGACTTGATTTCTTCACGCACGCCAGCCAATGTTATTTGCGTTTCTCTACTGCTGCTAACCGATAATGTCTTAGCTTCAATAGCAACTGATGTAGCCTCACTAGCTTTTTCAAACGATTTAGCAGTAGATTCGCTTAAACGTGTTGTTGTATTGGCATTACTGACCAATGTATCTTTTACAGCATTTAATTCAGTCTTCAATTCTGTGTTTTGATTTTGAAGGCTTACAATGTATTTCTTAATTTCAGCATCATCGTATTGCTTAAAATTTTCAATGGCTTCAGTCGCAGCTATAACACGGTTGTAGGTCGTTATTCCGACGTAGATCGTTCCACCTGCTGTTGCTAATATTGAAAAAACTATCGCTATTCCCGTTGCTGATAAGTTCAAGAAGGAAGTCTTGGTGTCCTCTAAGTTCATATGGCAGTTCCTGTTGGTATTCCAGTGCGGTATTCAACTGAGCTTGTTGCATCTGCATTGGTTTGTTTAATAGATCTAGACTCATTACTAATCCTAGCCCTGGGATCAGTACCTTTCCCTTTGGCACTTCCGCTGGCGATGTATTCTGCGTAGGCGGTGCAGAGGTTGCAGGAGCAACCGTCGTTGTGCTGGGGGACGCTGTTGCATTTTGCGCTGGCGCAGGATTTG